TAAATTCTCCAAAAGGTTCCAGTTTTGGTGAAATGCAATTTTTATATAATCCACAAGATTCACAAGAAAGATTTTTTCCAGTTGACTTTGGGAGTATTTTAGGTGGTTTTGTGCGTAGGAATCCAGACATAGATTTAATTTTTTTATAATTTTAAATTTTAGCAACCTTATCAATTATTGCCGTTTACACAATTCTTCAAATTTTAATTTTTTACGTTCTAAATACAAATCATCACAATCAGTATATAGCCAATTATATAAAAGAATAATTTGATTATTACCCCCATAACACATATTAAAAATGGACCTATTTTTTATTAATTTAGTTTTTCTAAAATTTAATATGGATATTATCACATCTTGACATACATTCAAAAATTTATGATTCCCAGAAATAGTAAAAAAGTAACTTGGATTTCTATCTTTTTTACTTAAAAACGCCGTTATGCACCCATCACCATCAAAATACCCTCTAATAAAATGATGGATATATTTTTTTGAGACTTGTTTTTCTGTGGGAAATTCTAAAATAAAAGTTTTATTCTGAACAACACCTAATTTTTCTAAAGCTTTCGATGTTATTTTACTTGTTAACTTCAATACAGCTTTATTTTTTCCTTGTTTCCGTTTATAAATTTTTATATCAAAGCGTTTATTAGTTATATAAGACTGCAAAATTTTTAATATTTTAATATCGGATTCTTGGATGCCTAATTGAATAGTTCCTGTAGGTGGGTAATTATTACCATCACTATATAACCAACCTAGAAAATAAGCTTTATCTTTAGAATTTATAATATCAAAATAATGGTAATTAAATTTATTTTTTCTATTGTTTCGTCCCCTTTTAAAAGCAATATTTTCTCTTCTTAATATATCATAAACTGTTTGGATAGATATATTATTATTTTTTGCTATAATTGAAACAGAAAAATTATCATTTAAATAATCTTGAACTATTTTATTTTTCTCATAATAGGCTTGTTTTCTCATGTAATTTAGCTTTTATTTAAAGTATAAATATATAAAGAAAATTTAATATGTTTATAAAAATGTTTAAAATCAGTTGGCCCATAAAGATTCGAACCTTAACTTAAATAACCAAAATATCTCGTGCTGTCATTACACTATAAGCTAGATTATATATTATACAAAAATTATTTTTAATGAAAAAAGGAGAGATTTCTCCCTCCTTTTAAATAATATTAATCATTTACTATGCCTTATAATGGCCGTATTTTTCCAAAACTTTTACAGTCCTGGACATTGCCAATTGGGCACTTCTTGCGCCATTATCAACATCCGGGTCAATACCCAATTCCATCATTTTTACACTGAGTTCTTTATAGGTCAATTTTGGAAATTCACCCATAATGTTCATCGCTACAGCATATGCTGAATTTGGTTCTTTTTCTGTTTTTACAGTGGTTTCTTCTTCAACAGTTTTAATGCTTCTTACAGGTTTTTGAACCGGTTCCTGAACAGGTGCTTTACGAATTGTTTTTGGAGTTCCAACAACTTTTTCTTCTGCTTTTTTAATTGTCCGGGGTGTGGTTTTTTCTTCTTTTACTGGTTCTGGATCGAGTGCTGGCATTGCTGGATTTGATGCTTCCTTAATAACATCCAACATTGCAGCTTTCAATCCAAGGACCCGTTTAAAAGTTCCAACAGTTTCCCTGAAATTGATGAAAACTTCTTCTTCATCCACAATTTCCAACAATACTTCCATTTCTGTCGCATCGTTAATTTCTGCAATTAAATCCGTATAATCCACTTCTTCCGGGATTGGATCTGCAACTTTCGGGGCTACTTTTTCTGTTTTTACAGTTTTTGGAGCAGATTTTTCTTTTACTGTCTTTTCAGTTTTTACTGTTTTTTCAACTTTTGCAGTTTTTGGAGCCGGTTCTTCGATAATTTCTATAGCATCATCTTTCAATGCTTCAAGAACAAATTCAGTATCTTCTGTGAATGCATCCTGCGGCTCCCGCAATTGTATTTTATCCGTAATCCACTCAACAATTTCTGTTTCAGTAAAAGTTTTAAAATCTTCTACAGGTGTTTTTTCAGGATCAAAAAATGTTTCTTCCAATTCTTTTGCTACTTTTTGCAGCATTTTTGATGTTACTTTCATGTTTAATTAAAATTTAAAGATTAATAATTCGGTAAAAATAAAATAAATTTGATTATCCTGCACAATCAAAATTTGGCAAGTGTTCTTTGACTTTTAAATACAATTCATCAACAGGAACCAATTCACGTCCAGAATAATCTTGTCTATGGCAAGCATCTTTTAATACATCCCCACTAAATAAATCAAGTTGAACTGCTCTTATAACTGCAATCATTTTTGCCAAATTGCCTCCGCAGATATCATTATTAAAAACATAAATATCAGTTCCATAAATGCCAAGTGAATCAAGCATTAAAATTGTACCCAATCCACCAAGTGCATTATCTGGGTCTATTCTATTCGGTTGTAACATTTCCATAAGCACATTTACTGATCCAGGATTTCCTTCACTCATTTTTACTATAACATCCATTGTGGAGTCAGTCAATTCAATTCTTTCATTCATATTGTATATATTAATTAAATGATTTTGATTTGGTGAATCCTGATACCGCATATACCAGGATTCTATAACATTCGTCGTTTCAAAAATAAATGTTAATCACAGGGCAGGTATTACCCACAGCCCACATACACATAGTCACCTTCCTTTCTTGTTGTTAATCACAAAATATAAATTTAACAAATAGTAATACATTATACAAAAAATTTATTTAATCTCAATAGTCATTGTTGTGCCAATACCTCTATTTATTATTGCAGTATCCCCTTCTATGGTTAATACCCGTATTTCATCAACGTATATTTTATTTTTATTTGCAAGTTTTTCCTCTTTTGTAAGACATGAGGGCATGGAAATAACAATGATTAATACAAATAAAAGTATTGCAATTTTTAATGCAATTAAAATTTTTGCTTCCATAAGTTTTTATTTTTAAATTATTATTTAATCAAGCAAGGATTTAAAATCATGAATTAAAATTTCTTTAAATTGAGATTTTTCATTTTCTTCTATCACTAACAATTCATGGTATAAATCAACATCAAAAATATCAATAATAGATTGCTCACATAATTCAACAATTTTATATGGTTCAACGGCATCCAATTCAACTTGTCCAATACCGTCCCATTTTCTACTACGTGTATCGGAAATTTTAGTGGGGGCAGGGGGCAATCCCCATTCAACAACTTGATGCTCCATCAAAGCTATTCTTTTCAATTCAATATTTTCTAACCCCATTTTATTTAAATTAGCAAGTATTGTTTCAGGGATATTTTCACCAGAGCAATCATAATCTCCAAAATATAAAATAATAGGTTTTTTACCTTCATTAGCAGCCCATGTAAAACGACATTTTGCATCATAAAGGAAAGTTAAACTTGGGTACCCTTTACAAGGGTTTAATGCAACATCCCATTTTTTACAAGGAGCTTCAAAAACACCTTGTAAAGCTTTTTTCTCAATAAAAATCTCTGGGTAATATGGTTGATTTTCCCATTTATTTTTTGAATAAGAAGTTGCCCAAATTTTAATTTGTTCTTCTGCATTTTCAACACCACTTTCAACAGTGGTTGATTCATATTCTGTATGCCCTAATGATTCACGTTCATGATCCATAAAATCATCAAAATTTAATAAACCTTCCCACCTGGCTTCAACCATTGCATTAACTACTTTTTTATAATGTGCAATATCATTAATCATTCCAGCAGCAACAAGTCTATAATGCAAAGCACGTAAAGTTAAATTCCCATTATAGGATTTTACAATGGGGATGCCAGTATCTATAATCCATTGCTTTGTAAATTCAGTTTTCATAAGTTTTTATTTTTAAATTAATAATAAGATCCTAAATACGGTCGGCCACGTTTCAAATTTTGGATTATGTGAACAACATGCTCACTGTTAAAATCTCCTTCACGGGCAACTATTATGTTAATTCGTAATATCCCCAAATCTTTTTCCCGACCTTTTCTATCCTGATTAAGTCCGGCAAATGCTGTCGGGTGAGCATATTTTCGTTTATCCTCACTAAAGTTTTTCATTCGGAGTAAATCACGATCATAAGCTTCTGCATCCCCTTGGGTAACTATAATTGTTAAAGGTCTTGATTTTTTCTGACTTACCCCCCGCAAATTCATCCAGATTTGATTTTGTTTGTGCCGGAATTCTTTAACCTGGTCCTCGGTCATAATATCAGGATAATCATACATCACAATGTCAGGGACAAAATTTTCCTCTTTTTCCCACACTTCCATAATTGTACAGGATTCTGCAACCGTTAATGTATTGCTTGGGTGTGTGCTGATTTTAAATGATCTTTTGTGCTTTATAAAAAAATCATCATAAAGCTTTTTTGCTTTATCAGCCGTTAAAGGATCCCCCACATCAACTTCCTGCATCCATACAGTCCCCCATTTATTTTTTTCAAATTCTTTGCAATTTGTGCAGGGGGAATAATCAGGATTCAATTTTGCAACTTCGATTAATTCTTCTTTGGTGATTTCTTCACGCAATGTTTTTTCCGGGGCACCATCAAAAACCCCAAAATAACATTCCCGTTCTTTTTTTGTGCAGGAATTGTTTTGATTAAAAATACAATCTTTGACCGGCTCCCACATTTTGCCGCAATATTTGGCTTTATTAGATTTTCTCGCCAAATGTATTGCTATACGCATGATTAACTCATTTTCTGACATATCCCCGGCAGAGAAAAATGCAACTTTCTTTTTTGCCCTTGCAGCACGCATTGCCATTTCAATCATCCAATATGTTTTACCAATTTTTTCTCTGATTGACATGAAAGCAACAAACCCACCTTTAACTAAAAACTCATTTAAAAAATCACCAAGTGGACCGGGAAATTTAATCAATGGATCAGCAACATCTTTAAAAGCCTGATCAATATTTTCAAAAACTTTTTCATTGCTTAAATCAATTCCGGGAGAAAATTCTTTAGAAATTTGATTAAAGGTCGCTGCTGCAATTTTTGCTTCCTCAAGCTTACCTGCATCAGTTAATGACCTAATCGTGTCACTATGGATGATTAAATGGCGTTTATCAAAGTATAATTTAGTTTCTGCTACCAGGTAATCAACATTAATTGAATTTTCTTCAAATTCTTCAGAAAGGGATGGTAAAATATCCTGTTCAATTTCTTCTGCAAGTTCCTTTGGTAGTTTTGCTTTTTTTGTGTCAAAAATTAATTCAATGTCTTTATTCGGGGCCACCTTATATTTTTCGTAATACGTAATTACCCAAGTAGCCATACGTTTAGCAGTAGGACTTTCAATATAATCTATATTCCAGATATTGTAAATTCTCTGGATATATTCCGTACTTGTGATTAGTCCTATAAGAATGTTTCGTTCAATCATTTTAATCGTTATTGATTATAAATTCTACGCTATTGATTGTGACTTTTTCTGTTTTTCTTTTCAAGGCTCCATTATAACTTATTTTCTCAGATTTTGCATAATTTGAGATTGTTTGTAAATTTAAAATAATCCCAATATGTTCAAAAATTTGAACCAAATCCCCATTATTTATTTCACCATTATGGATTACTTCGAAAAGTCTTTCTCTTATTTTTGCTGATCTTTCAGGCATAGTGCAAAATTTTGAACTTGGTTTATTAAGATGTTGTGTGCAATAGCCTTTCTTCGTAGCAAGGTTACTGCAAATTTGGATGAATAAAATTAATTTTTACATCATACTAATATTCCATTATTAATCTGCTAAAATGTGAGTGTCCTTTTAGTTTGTACAAACATGCTTCAATAAGCATTGGAACATTTTCAATATGTGCAAAGTCTTTAATTTCATTAATGTTTTTAAGAAGTATCTGTTCGGTTTCCATTGTTTTTAATTCAAGGTCAGTTACTCCAGTAAAAACCCATACCTTAAATCCTGAACTATCATTATTAGTCCCGAACATGTACCCTAATTCCCATAAGTTCATTTTATCAACTCCAGCTTCTTCTTTTAATTCTCTGATAGCAGCTTCTATTGGTAGTTCATCTTTTTCAATTTTACCGCCAATTCCGTTTAAGCATCCTTTTTGCCAATCTGGCTTTTGCTTTTCAACCATCCATACTTCATTCATGTTGGTTGTAAATAAAAATGTTACTACATATTCTTTTATCATAGCTCAAAAATTAATTTTATTTGTACTTCGATTGAACAGAATTGGAAGCTACATGCACACAACACGTTGTATAGTGCAGTTTGCCGGATAGGTTTTCGTAAGGTGAAAGTGTCCGTAAGGCAAACCGACACCATACAACCACCGTTAGCACCAATATTAAAACTCCTGCACATTGAATAAGTACATTGGGATTAATCGAGTGCTAATAAAATGTTCGCCCAAGCAATCTAATTGCATTATAGTTCTTAATTTGTCATCCATTTCAATTGAATAAACAAAATTTCCGTACTCTTTTGCAATATCAATATCTTCGGTGAAATAAGTTTCGGATGCCATATACCTATCATTTATTTTTATGGGCGAACCATGAAATAAAATACTGGTGCTAACATCATGTATAAAACATGGCTGGGGCGGTGCTATTTGCGTGTTTGTTTCGTTGTTCATCTGTTGTGTATTTTGATAGTTTTTCGGGCTAAAACCGCCACGTTTCATACATTATCCGTTAGGGGCAAGCATAAGAAATAGCCTGCCCCGATAACTTTTAGCCTTCATCACCATCCATTTCACCAAATGAACAGAAAACTAATTTTTTGTCAGATGGGTTGCCTTGCGCATCTTTAACATTTTCGGCTAATCCCCAATCTTCTTTTACCATTTCCGAATCTGACATTCCAGTATCATCCGAAAGGCTAACTTTACCTAATTCTGCATCTTGCGGAAAGGTTTTTAATAGATCAATTAATTCTGATACTAACATAAGTTTTGTAATAAATGCCAGCCCCTAACAACGGGTAGCAGCAAAGCGGGGTATTACGGCATATTTAACTTTACTGCTTTCAATATCTTTTGTAGCGTGGGATAGTGGAGCGGTTTATAATCCCGCTCTGCAATGCTACCCCGCACCGTTAACTACAATGCTAAACGACATTGGCAACATTATCAGTAATTATATAGTGATACCTATTTGGACAGTTGGTATTTAAGATTGAAGGGGTAATACTCAAACCTCCTGCATCTCTTCCATTACTTTGCCTTAATGTAACTCTCCATCCTGTATCATCCATAAAATGAGTTACAGATAAATTACCGCAGCCACACAAGCATAAATGCACCGCTGTTTTGTATTCAATTGAAATGTATATTTCATCCTGAATCATATCCTTTTTATCAGGGATAAACTCAACGCAAACTGGTTTAATTGTTACTTTTCTTAATGTTTTCATTTTTATGTATTTAATTATAAATAAGCACTGTAGTTAACATGGCATAAAAAACATGGCCGGGAAGCTGGTAGGCAATTTTAAAGTGGTTAAAGGCCACGTTTCTTATGCCCAACGTTAGCCACAAGCTTGCTTTAATTGCTTTCCACATTTAATACATATATAGTCATCAATTCTTGAGTCGTAAAAAGTAAATGCGTGGTTGTCGCAAGCCAGATGGCTAACATCAGGTATAGGCAATGCGCTCGCATCGTTGACAGGTTCGGCCAACACGCCGTTATCAATTAAGTTTTCAATAAAATCTGCTATTAACTCACATGCTTGAGTAATCTTGCCATCTATCACTATCTTAGCATATTCATCATAATCTGCCAGATACATCCATGCTCTTCTTGTAATTTCTTTTCTTTCCATCGCTCAGTTATTTTAAGTTATTATCTCGTCCCAAAGTTTGTGCGTAATTGATGGGTGCACATGCCCATACCTGTGCCGTTAGCAACAAGCGCAAGAACGTCCTACGCTTGTTGCAACTTTTAATTAGTCCAAAATAACCCAATCATTTGCTAAACTATCCGAAACGGAAGCAGCCCAGCCCGTAATTAAATTACTTGGATTTACTAAAGCAAGTTGATTATCGTAATAGATAGCATCAATTTGCTCATTTGGGTCATTAAAACGCCTTTCAAATTCATCTTTTACCGATTGTGGTAATGATTGCATTTTAGGCACAATTTCCCGATTAATAGTTGAAGGCACTTGCATAAATACAAATAAGCCTTTACCATTCCAGCCTGTTCGCTGTACTTTTTTGCCTTCTTTTAAGGCTTCAATTGCTTGTCCAAAATTCATGGATATAAGTATAAAACGCCAGTTGCTAACACCGCATAAAACAAAGCAGGGCGTTGTTCTGCTTTGGAGCGTTCGAGCTTCGTTTCATCCTTTATGTAGGCGGATAGGGTGTCGCTCGTTATCCCTGCCTTGTCTTATGCGTAAACGTTATCGGCAACCTAAGTCCGTGCCATTTGATAAGTTTTCGGGTAAAATAACTTCTGCTGTTATTTTAATAATTGTTCCCTCTGGGAAATCAGAGGCATAAGCTCTATATCCATTACCATATTGAAAACCAGAATTGCATTTTTCAGTTCCAATATTTTCTTTATCCTGCCAAAATTTACCCAATATTTGTGGTCCTCCATTAAATAACAATTGCTTACAAATAATTATTGCCTCTGTTCTTGAATTATCAATGCTAAGAACTTCATTTGGTTTACTATGCCTTGTACAAGTCCATGTTTTATTTCTTTTCATACCTTCTACATATTCTCTGCGTGTTGAATAAGAATAAATTCCGGCTTCTTTACAACCTTCGTGAGTACATGGCAATCTAAAATAATATTCTCTTTTCATTTAATTGATATTTAATAATTTAATAATAATAGGCAGCCGATAACACACGGTATAAGCAAAAACCGTTGCAGTGCGTAATTCAAAGTATGTAGTTCTAATCAAGTCCATATCGTGTTGATAATGTTGTGTTTCAAATCGGTTTCAGCTCATACCGTCAACGTTACCAGCAATGTTAAGGACGTACATTGTTCAATCTTTGGAGCGTAATTTTCAAATGATTAATATTAACCCCTATAATTTTTTCCATCCATTTTCACAATCTCACAACTTTCCTGGATCCGTGAAGTAATTCTATTATCACCCAATTTTGCAGTCATTTCATCTAAATCATGGTTGGATGTAAAAATTGTGGGAAGCATATTTTCATATCGGTTGTTAATCAAAACATACAACATTTGAAATGACCAATCAGTTATCTTATCAATCCCGAAATCATCAAGGATTAACAATTTTGCTTTACTGTATTTTTCAATTAATTCTGTTTCCGTTTCATCGGATCGGTGAATATAAGATGCTTTAAATTTAAAAAGCAAATCCGTAGTATTAATAAAAAACATTTTATTTAAATCGGATTGTGTTTTAAGTAATCCAAGCAAATAAAAACATGAGAATATAGTTTTGCCCACACCAGATTTTCCATATAAATACAATCCGGTTTCTGAATAAGTTAAATTCTGCAAATCAGTTGTGAAATCTATGATTAACAATTTTTTTGCAATACGTAAAGGAAATAATTTATAAGGGATATTGGTGATGAAATTATCATTTTCCTCTGGAAATTTTTGTTTTAAAAAATCAATGGTTGTCATAATTTTAATTATTATTATTAATTACACGGTCATATTGTTTATGACCCCCAATTTTAGCAGTTTTAAAATTTAATTTTGGTAAATCTCTTGGAATTAACATTTCTTCAGGATCATCTAACCAGCGCATTTGATGTATCCATGTTGAAGCTATTGGAATATAATGCGGATCTTGCCAACGTTCGGACAATATTTGTTGTTCAATGGCTATTGTAATTTCTTCCCAAGTTGGGCAAATATCCTCTTTACTTTTTTGGGTACATAATTCATTCCATTTTGTTTTTGATTTTCCTTTATCTGTTTTTCTTGGATATATACACCAAAAATCATCAAATAATTCTGGGGTGATTTTATTTTTGCACATAAAAGAAGCATTTCTATTATTAATATTTAAAGTATTTTTATTATTAATATTTGAAGCATTTCTATTATTATACTTTAAGCATTTGTTTCCGTTTTGCCGGTCTCCGGCTGAACCGCTCTCCGGCTGAACCGCTCTCCGGTAAACAGGTGTGCGGATGAATTTGGCTTCCATTGTGGCTTTGCCCCAAATAAAATTAACTTTTAGGTACGTTTTATTAAAAAAACCTTTCTCATTTTTGGGTTGTATTTTTTCTATTAATCCTAATTCCAGCAATGTTTTTTTTGCTTTAAAGAATCTTTCCTTCCCAATTTTTAATCCATTTTGGCAAAAAGTATCTGTTGCTCTTGGTTGATTTGTCTTTTGATATTTTGCGGTGTAGTAATAAAAATTATATAATCCAATTAAATCAAGTGGATTTTCAAATTGCAATAAATCATGAATCAAACTCGATCCAATTACTAAAGGTTCATTATCCTGATCATAAATGATTTGTACATCTTCTTCCTGTTCTGAATTGTCTGTTGAATGTTTTGTCCGTTCCATATACCCTCCTGTTTAGTTAAAAATAAAAAATCCGAAAGGGATTGTGCTTAGCCTCACTCTCCCCCCGGATCAAAACTTAAAACTTATGAACCAAAAATCTTTATGTTGTGGCTAAGAACTAATATCGATTGGTTCACAAATGTAAAAAGGATATTTATCAAATAAAAGTTAATCATTGGAAAAATTTTTATCATTAAGCATAATGGTAATTTGCACATGCCAGATGAGCCATTCCAAGGTAATAAGAAATTCAGCATCATATCTAGCAAATAATAAATTTGGCAGTATTACCATTTGAAAAAAATTATTATCTGAGTTAAAACACCAATATTTACCATAGCCAAATTTAAATTTTTTCATATGTTTAATTTTATTTATTATTAAAATTAGTCCTAATACACCTTTTTTCTATCTGGTGCCCACCCAAGTATTTTCATCTTTTTGTTCTTATTAATTGAACTTCTTTTGTTCGTATTAATTGTTTCACAGGAAATTTTGTCCTGATTAACAAAGGTTTTTTAGTCCGTATTGGTTTGATTTCATCAGTGATTAACACAAATTCATCAAAAAATACTTTTATTGGTTCCATAGTTCCTTGCACCCAAACACCCATACTATAATCGCCCATTCCAAATGGGGGCTCAATTATTTCATGTATTGAATCTGGGAAACATTTATTATAATTTGCACCCATTGCCCAGCATTTTGTTATTTTAATCTTTTTTCCAATAAATGGATCTGGTCTGCCAGGATAATTGCAAAATTTAATTTTGTCTTCCGGGTATTCATTAATCAGTGTGATGCAATATTCATGCTCAAATTTTTTACCTTCAATTCCACATTTAGAGCATTTATAAACATCATAAGGACCATCATTTCCATCATTCAATTGTTTCGTGTTTTGTTTTACAAAAGAATGTATGCTTGGTAGGTGTATTGCTCCTTTATTCATTGTTAATAAATATTATAGTTTTATTTTTAAATTAGTTGTTTATTAAATACACAATTTGCTTGCACTTCATTTTGTGTGGCGAATTTGTTTATGCTTTTGTTTTTCAAATTGTATTCCTGCTTGAAATGATTTAATGATTTGTTCATTATAATCTGTATAATACATTATCGTTTTACCATCAAATGGGACTTTTAGCAAATTCAAATCATTAAGTACTTTTTCTTGTCTTTTTGTAAGTTTTTTCATGAGTTTTTAGTTTTAAACATGTTTTAAATTTTGCACATGTACTAACCATCCTTCACATTCTACAATATTTTTCCATTTTGATAGGTCAATATTGTGTTCATGTTTGTTAACAGTCATTCCATTTATTTTTGTGATTGTGGTCATTTTGCCTTTTTTATGTCCATCGGATGTTTTAAGTAATTCCACTTTCAACCCAATTTCGGCAGGAGTTCCGTCAGATAATAATTTTCTCATTTTATTAGTTGTTTTACAAGATAATCAGCTTCACTTTGTTCCATTGATCCAGGATCACCAACAATAGGAACAAAAATTGCATCTACATTGCGAAATCGCAAATCAGATATTAATTCTTTTGCCTGTTTTACCGCTTGTGCTTCATCATCAAAGCACACAAAAACCCGTTTAAAGTATTTTGCAATCATTCGAATTTGTTGCACTTTATATTCAATTCCCGATACGGCAAAAGACCTTTCACCAAATCGCCAAGCATCGGTTGGGCCTTCCACACAAATCCCCGTTTCTTTCCAAGCGGATTGTTTTCCATATAAAATGTTTTTGTGTGGTATAATTTCACGTTCTTTTGGGCAAGCAATGTATCTTAATGATGTTTTCCCGGTTATGTCACGACTATCAAAAGAAACAATTTTACCATCCCACTCGAAAGGAATTATAATTCTGTGGCTATAATTGATTGTTTTTTTATTATTTTCCAATGTTGAAATTGGTCCGGTTCCTTTTAATCCCCAAATTTTTTCAAGTTTATCGGGATCAAAATTTCTTTTTTCTAAATATCGTTTATGTTGTTTTTGTAATTCAGTGGTATGGGATGGTAATTTAAACTTTGATAGACCGAATTTAATCAGCACAGGTTGAGTTTTTATGAACGATTGACCTTTGTACTTAGCTAAAATTAATTTTGTCTCTGAGGGGCTGGAAACGGTCAAATTTTGGATTGTATCAAAAACGGAATGGTGTCCACATCGATAACAATTAAAATAATTATCATCAAAATTGTAGCCTAAATGGTAATCGCTAGAGCCTTGGCAAAAAGGACAGCATACCTGTACCCAACCATCATGGCAATGTTTATTGCCTTCGGTCAGGTAAGGTATGCCAAAATCTTCGTATAATTGAAGAATGTCCATTTATTTTGCGCCAAAAAATGTTTCTGTGGTAAGCATCAAACCAGTATATTTGTCATTTTTAACACTGGTTTCAACAGTGGCGGAAATTACTTTCATGGATTTCATTACACTGTTTACCTTTTGCAATTGAAATTCAGTTTTTGCTTTTTTAGCAGCAATAGCATTATCAAATAAAACATTATACAATGTTGTGGCATTGTTTTTTGTTTCTGGTGTTTTGGATGATTTCATTTTTTTAAGTTTTAAGTTATTAATTGGAAGTTTTTTCTTTTTATTTTTCAGTATTCTAGCAGTTTGCAAGTATACCCTTTGACTTTCTGTAAATTCATCCGGGAAAAGTTTCAATAATTCTTTAGAGAATTTCAGATATTCCTGGATGTATTGGGTGGATAACTCAGCACGATGTTTTTTACTTCTATTACGGTGTTTTAAATTTAGAAAATCCCTATGCATGTTAAAATAAGCTTGATCTCGTGCATGTTTATTTTCAACATGTTCAGCATTATATTTGGCAACATTTTCTTTTATTTCAATGGCATGTTGTATGTAATATTTTGCATTTGCTTTTTTTATGCAACTTTTGCAAGTATTACGTACACCAAATTTATGTGTGTCACTTTTATGAAATTCTGAAAATGGTTTTTTCTTTTTGCATTTATTGCACCGTTTTTCAATAGCAGTTCCCATTGATTAATATGAATGGCAAATTAATTTGTAATGGGTATTTCCCATTGAATCTTTACCAATGGGGATGTATTGGGAACGTCTTCCGTTTGTTGTTTTTCTGTTTTGAAAAGCACGTCCCCGGCCTTTTTTCTTTTCTTCAATTTCAGGAAGCGTAATTTCTTTTGTTGTGACAGGTGTATTTTTTACTTTTCCAAAAAGATAATTAATACTATTTTTTACTTTTTGATTTACTTTTTTCCAATTGATTTGCATAGTTTTCATGTTATTTGATTTTTAAATTAGTATTATACAAAAATTATTTTAATTGTTTAAACAGGATTGTAATTCGTGCATTCCGATTTGAATATTTCGCATTGAGAATCCTTTTTGATAAAGAATAGAATTAATTTTTCTTTTTGCGTTTTTCGGATTGCATGAAAGAAGTTCTTTGGAATTTTCATTGATTAACACGGCAATTTGTTCTGCCGGTTTGCTTAAATTTTCAAAGAAATAAGAAGTATTCACAGGCTTATCAAATTTTAAATCCTCAATAAAAACCCTAGGATACCTGTAATTGTTTTGGATTTTCACATAATTCACTAAGTGGTTTTTTACGCACCACCAGGAAAATGTTGTTGTTTTTCCACGGGTTGAATTGTATTTGTTTTGACTTGTTAAGTAAGCTATTGCAGCTTCTTGAAATAAATCATCAAATTCAATATGGGTGGTTTTGTAAAACATCCATGCGATTTTTTGGATAAGTTTTAAATTTTCCATTAGTTTTAAATTAAAGTTTGATATTCCTTTATTAATTCAGTGATTAACATTTTTGAGTCTATTGCCTTCCCGTCCAAAATTCCTGAACTTGTTTGCATCCTTTCATCCAAAATTTTTGCAATCTTTTCTTCAATTGTATTTAATCCGAGCAATTGATAAATATTAACTGCATTTTTTTGCCCGATGCGATCCAAACGATCATAATCTTGTTTTAAAGTCATTGGATTCCAAGGATATTCTAATATTGCAGCATGACTGGCAGCAGTTAAAGTAATTGCAACCCCAGCAGCTTTTTCCTGCCCAATAAACAATTTACAAGCCGGGTCACATTGGAAAGCATCAATTGCTTTTTGTTTTTGCATTGCACTATCCCGACCGTCTAATTTAACAGATATTTTGGGAAATGCCTTTACCAGTTCATCAATAACAAATTGGTGCCAGGCAAAAACAACAAGTTTATTCCCGGTTTCCATAAATTCATCAATCCAGGCAATTGCATGTTTCAATTTTCCTTTTACAGCCAATTGTTTTAATGCATTCATTTGGGATAATGGGTTTGCTTTATTTGCTTTTTCTTCTTTTAATTCTTCCAATCTTTCATCATTGAAAAGAAGCATTTGGTTTGAATCTTTTATAAAATCTGCAAAAGCAGATCGAATTTCAATTTCAGTTTTATTTTTAATGTAATTAATAAAATCGTTTTCGGCTGCCAAGTATTCTTTTTGGTTATCTAATTCCAAAGGAATAAAGGAAAATGTTTTTCCCGGTAATTCTGATAATACATCTTCTTTTAGCCGGCGGATCATTATGGGTTTTATTTTTTCGTGCAGTTCTTCAATGTTTGTGGCCCCTTTAAATTCCCAGCCATAATATCCAAATTTTGCATCACAATAACGCATTTTAAAATTTAATGGATCTGGGAATATATTTGGGTCAACTAAATTGACAGCATTATAAATATCAAAAGGAGAAATCTCAACCAAAGTGCCGGACATTGGAATAACGTGGGGAATTGTTTTAGCCAGCTTTTTTATTGTTTTTGCAATTTTGGTTTCAGAATTCTTATAAAACTGGGCTTCATCAGTGATTAATATTTCTGCACTGATGTTTTTCAATCCATCCAACCAATATTGTAAAATGTCGTAATTGATTATTATTATTTTACCCCAAATATTTGTGGGTGTTTGCCCATATAAAATTTGAATTCGTGCATCTTGCACCCATTTGTGGGCTTCCCTGGCCCAATTTATTTTTGCATTGGATGGGCAAACGATTATGCAGGGGCGGAATTCAGGATGCAATTGCAGGTATGCCAAGGCTTCAATCGTTTTTCCGCAACCCATATCGTCGAGTATCAGGCAGTTGCCGTTTTTTAATTCTGTAAAAGCTACAGCAGTATTTTGAAATCGTCTTAATTCACCTTTTAAACCGGGAATTTCAATTAATGACAATTGTTCAACCCTTATTTTTGATTTCCGGTAAAATTCTTTCAGGCCATCATCAAAATTGAATTCAAAATCTTTTAGGATTTCAATGTTTTCCAAATTTAGCGGGACAGTCCAATATTTACCATCCGGTTCATAAACCCGGTATTTAATAGATTTTATCTGCAAAAGTGTTTCTCTGGTAAAAGGAAATTTTATGTATATTCTTTTTCCTTTTGCCGTTTCAAATAGCTTTGCAATTTTTAGAACTGTTCCGGGGTAAATTTTTGGTTTCATTCTTTTTGAAATTTACATAAATAAAGATGAAATATTTTTACTGTTTGCAATAGATTCTTTTGTATATATGATTTGATCTTTTCCCTCTTGGTATTCTGTTACATCAAGTAATAAAACCCTAAATTCCCGATCAAATAATATTTTAAACTCATCTTTTAAAATCCATTTTTGTAATTGCTCAATAGATTTATAAGCACAATACCAAATTTTATTTTCTTTTTCTATATCCAAATGATCCATATCAGGATCATTGAATTTACGGTGCCTATCAGCTAAAGCAGGAAGAAAATCGTATACAGTTTTTCTTTTGTTTCTGTTGGACCAAAACATTCCTATTCCATCTGCATGTTCAATTCTTATTACAGTTTTCATAATAAAGTTACTTTAGTAATCATTTTTGAAATGGGTGAATTTACGTTTTTGCTAATTGCAATAATCCTTTCTGTTTTTATTTTTCTTTTGTAAAAGGATGCAATTGCCGTAATAGCTTTATCTTTCTTTTCAGAATAAAATGAAGTTCCTGAAAGTCCGTTAATCATCATAAATGATTCAACAGTACAAATTTTTCTGCTCATTATATTTGATTTAGATGTTTAACAATGTTTTAAAGCTGAATTATAGACATACCCAATAAGTTTTGAATTATATTTTAGTGGGTATGCTCCATAAATATATGGATCAAATTCAAATGTTGTGGGTTTGTACTCCCCAGCAATTGTAAAAATTAATTCATCCCAATTTTCTAAGGAATAAACCCCTTTTTGTGGCAAAGTTTTATATTCTTCTAGTGACAATACATTGGATGCATTATATGCAAAACGTGTTACTCTTACTTTATCCCCAATTTTAAAACCATTATTGCGGTTTTGTTTTTTGCAAACTTTGCCTAATTTATACAGTATTAAGTGGAAATAATAATCTATAAATAATACAATTAATTTTTTCATCTTTTTGTTCGAATTAGTTTAAAATTGAAACGTGTTCTTTTTGGTTTTTCTTTTTCCTTTTTTAAAAGCAAAGAATAAAACTCAATATTTTCATCAATTAAATAGGGGCAGTCATTAACTGGGCAATCTTTTGGGAATAATTCTTTTACTAATTCTTTTCGCAGTTCAAAAACTTTTTCTTTTTGTAATTCCCGAAAAATTATATTGCCGTTAATTAAACATGCCTGTAGAGTAATGCCGGCAAAATTGTTTTTCCATCGGTATTTTTCGTTTGGGATAGCCGTGCAAAGTATATTCATTTGTAAATTATTTCTAAAAAGTGTTTATAACTAATCCTATACCAAGGCCACGTAAATAGCCAAATTAATGAATATAAGATAAAGAGTATACCAGCTAATAAAATTAAAAGTGGTTTATTCATATTCTTTTTGTTAATCAAATGAAATGATAATCTTTTCAATATTGGAAATGCTATAATTTAAAATATCTGATTTGTCTTTTAGAACAAATTTTAATTTTGGTTCCATTTCCAAACCGTTAGGAGCAATCACCTTTATTTCTTTTTCATCTAAAAATGGTTGGTGATTTTTTAATTCTGCAATAAAGTGCTCTAGTTTCATATTCTTTTTGGATTTTAGTTTAATTTTTGAATTAAAGAAAGCAATTGTTCACAGGGATATTCAGGACCATATGCACTAAGTTCATGAATATTGCATTTGCCTGAATAAGTATTTCCGTTATTGTTTATTAAAATTTCATTTGCCAATTCAACATTTTCAAAGAATCCAAAAATTGAATATAGCTGACTTTTTGGATCGTTATCGGGTCTGAAATATACAGTTCCAAACTTTGTTTCTTTTTTCCATTCGTACCTGTTATATTTTTCAGATTCCACAGTTCTTTTAAAACCCGCATCTAATAAAATGCGTTCAGTTCTTTTTAAGAACAATTTACAATTTTTTACACCTATTTTCATGGCTTAATCTTTTTGTTTTAATGGGTTTCTAATCATAAAATCTTTTTCGTTATCGAATTCAAACCCAAACCGGAAATAAAATTCAATTAGCCTGTCCAGGTTTGATCCAAATTCATTTGAGGGTATAAGTTCACAAACTAAATTGTTTTTGTCACAATAAGCGCAAATATGGGTTAAAATAGCTGTGCCGATACCCTTACATCTTTTTGCCGGTGGAATTATAATCCTTACCAGGCGCAAATGGGATTTATATTTTTCTAAAACTATTTTTGTTTTTGGGTGTTCTTTTTGCAGTTCTTTTTGGTAGTCTTTTACTCGCATAGCCACAAAATTAAAAGGAGTGCTAAAATAGTGTAAATTGTAAGAAAAACAAAAGGCCAAAGATCAAATTTTCTTTTCGTTTTGTAAATTATTTCAGGTTTCGGCCAATATTCTTTTTGTGGCTCTGTTTCGATTGATGAATATAAGAACAATGCTTTATGTCTAAAACGTTCAAAACATTTACCACCACCATAAAAACCACCTAAAATTGGGTATATATCCCTATCCCATTTTAGTAAATTATCTTTTTGCAATAAACAAGCCTGGATTAAATCCCAATTGGGTAAGCTTTTTGTTTGCAAATAATAATCACTTTCCGGCAATAATATTTTTGTTTTCATAACCTTATTTTTTGGGTTTTAAAACAATATTGTAAAAATGGTTTGCATTTTTTTGGGATTCGTTCAATTTTTCTTCAATGTTGTTTAATAATTCATCTTTCCAGATATTTAATTCAACATCAAAAAAATTAGAATTTAAAAGCAATTCCCATAAATCATTCAATTGTAAATGGTCTTTGTGGTGCCTTTTTGCTATTTCCAGAGGTGTTTCAGGACTGCCAAATATTTGGCTTGTATTTTGATTTGGTTGTTTTGCTTTTTTCATAATCTTTTTGCTTTTTAAATTAAACCAATAAGGATAATGATTAATATTACAATAA